TTGGCCGCATTAACGATCAGCTCAACGTTGGATACTGCCATAGCCGACTAGCAATGCCCCTATATTACCGCCGCCGCATCTTTGCGCGATCCCTTGCTTTTGCTTCGTGTTCTGCCTTCACTTGATAATAAGCCGCAAAATGAACAAGCTCCGCATCCGTCAATTCCGTGCGGAGCCTGCTTACTGTCATCCCAAGCTCGCAGGCCAGAAAAAACTCAAAGTAAAGCCAACTGTCCTGCGTCAGTCGTTTTTTGCTTCTTCAATGTTGGCTTCTTCACCAACACCAAACAAGAACAGCTCAAGATCGTTCAGCACTGACTCAGGCAGCTCATGCTGTAGCTTGGCAGCATCAGCCGATGCAAATGCTTTGCTACCGTCCTCAAGTTCAGCAAGTTGACACAACATTTGTGTGCTGATGTCTAAAGCCTCTTGACTGTTTGCAGCAGCTTGAGCACGCTTACGATCAGCCCTTGTAATAGGCCGAAAATAAAGGTCTAGGACAGGATTGCCCGCATCATTTTTTATCGTGAATTTGCGGCGCTGGCTAAGGTCAAAAGCCCCAACCAGCAGGTCAACTGTTCTAACAGTTGTGGAAGGCATGGTTTAAATCAAGCGACAGATGCGATTGCAATGGTGCCCTTGGTTTCAAAGCCAAGGGTTACAACTTGCAGCTCACCTACCGTAGCATTAAATTCTGCGCTTGTAATTAAAATATCAAAGGTAATTTTTTCACTGCCGCTACCCTGGCTGCCAGCATCGTAGGTGTAAAGCTCAGCACTTGCAGTGGTGCTTTCAGTTGCAGGCGTAGTCAGGATTTCACGAATCAAGTCGCCTTTGCCGTCACCAGCAGCGGTCTTTTCATAGAACACCTCAATGGTGCCGCTGCCACTGATCAGGCCACCGACAGGATTGCGGAACTCATTGCCGAAGACTGTAGCGTCCAGCGCATCCTTTTCAATCGACAGTGACCATGACTGCACAGCGGTGACAACAGTAAGCGTGTCAGCAGAATCATGCTTGAACAATACGTTGCCTTGTTCGCCGCGATAAAAAGCCATGGTCAGAGTTCCTCAATGAATTCAAAGGTCACACGGACCTGGGTTTGGAAATAGCCCTCAGGTGATGCGGACACCACTTCAGGACCGATTGGTGCGTCGAAGTAAACACCCGACACGTTGATTCGATTATACAGGTCCCGAATCCGTTTGGCGATAGTGTAATTAGCTCCAGGACCAGCGCCTTTAGCCGTAAAGGTGTTAATTACTAATAATCCTACAATCCGATTTTGTGAATTTGTTGTTAGCCCTTGGCCCAAGTATTCACTAGCGCCAAAACCAACCAAGCACTGCACCCATGAGCTGTTTGGCGTTGGCTCGTACGCCATATTGTGAAAAACAACAGGGATGACAGGGCTGCTAGCCAGCTCCGTTGCAAGCCTGCCTTCAATCGTGGCCCTAATGCTGTTGAGATCTGCTGCGGCCATCAGTTGCGCCTCCGAAATGCTGCAATGAACTGAGGAACACGCGTCGTTGCAATCTCTTTGCCGATTAAGTCAGGGAAACCAGGAACAGTGCCCTGCCGTGTCCGATACCGACCCTTCCAGCTGGGCGGCAGATTGTTGCCATAAAGCACAGGCTCTGCATATTCCATGTTATTGGTGATTTTGGCTTCAAACTTGCCAATCTGCGTTTGCCAAGCATTTCGCAAATCATTGCCTCCTTTGTAAGAAGGAGGGTCAGAGGACAAAACCACGCGAACAGGCGTTTGCTCTTTCACTTCTTCGGTCCATTCAATAGCAGTCAGCCTTACCACTTCTTCAATTTCTTCCTCCATCAGATCTGCAATCTGATCGATCCTGATCTGACGTGTCATCGTTATGCCCTCAGAACCAACTCATAGGTGATAGCCGTGTTGTCCTGCTCAGTCGTCTCAACTCTGACGATTTGATGAACCACGCTGCTGATTACAACACGATCTTTTGTTTCAGGCGCAGTTGCAAGATCGTTGGCAGCAACCGTTAAGCGTTTGTCACCAGCTTGAATCAGTTCATTGGCCTCTCGAAGGTTTACATCCTCAAAAACGCCTTTGATGTTGATGTCGCTGGCAGTTTCTGTAATTCCACCTGTCGTCGTGTTGTAACTCCCAGCGGTAACGTAACGGATCGTCACATCACCGCCAAACTTGGCAATGACCTTGCTCGCGACCTTTTCCAGTGACTTGGCAAGAGTCATCAGACTTCGTAAGCAACGACAGTGCCACTCGTCAACGTGATGCTTGTCACCTCAAGGCCTTCGATGCAGGCAGAAGTGTTTATGTTGATGGCGTTGATCGTCGAAGATCCGTTTTCCGTGATTGCAGCCGATGTCATTGACGCAATCACCGAATCCTCCAGGGCCATGATTTTGACGAACCTCCCAGTCTGAGCCGCAGTGTTCGTAATGATCGTTGCCTTGGTCGGCGAGTAGCCATAACCCATGATCAGCTCCTGCGGATAGCGATGTTGCCCGGCCCACTGATTCTAAGGCTTGTCAAGTACCTTTCAAACATTGGTGGTACGTGGTCAGCGCCAACGGCACCAGTTTTGTCAGGCGTTACGTCTAGGTTGCCGATTTTGACGTTCTTGAAGTCGTTCAGGCCACTTAAGCTGATGCCGTCCTTGTTGTTATGCAGGTAAACCGCAAGTTCAATCTGCGCTCGTTTGATCTGATCCGGAATTTCCGTGTCAGTAAAATAGTCCTCAGAGATGCGGAAAGGGAAGCCGGTAGCGTACGTGTTGACGTAGGTGTCAGGCTTGCGAACGCCAGTGCGCGGCCATTGCAATGCCTGCGTGTCAGTAGCCCTAGCCCCTAAAAATCTTTCACGATCAAGCCGTTGCGTCGCAGCGGTCAACGCTCTGTTACGACTGTCCGTGTTGCCTGAATCCCATTGAGCAGCATCAGTGCTAAGCACCATTGCCTCAACGTACGCATCGGCCTCAGCCAGCGTGATGTAGCTGTTGGCGTTTGCGCCGCCCGCTGTTGCGTCGATTGTTACTGCCATCGGGCGTCACAGTAGAAGTCTTTTTGTCCGGCTCTACAGAAGCGGAGGCCGCCGCTTCTGCAGCGGCCTCACGTTCTTTCATTCGCCGGAAGGCGAACAAACCCATCAGGAGCTAGCGCCCTTCAGAGCCACGAAATTCACAACGATTGCCTCGCCAAGTGAACCGGTAGACACGTTTGCAACCGTGATTTTAAAAGATCCAGCAGCAATCGAGTTTGCCTGCACAAGGTAAGAACCAGCAGTTCCAGCGGAGCCGTGGTTACACACCACCACATCAGTGGCAGCGATCTTGTCGTTGTTGACGGTGAAAGAAACCTCAGCGGCTGCTGCAAGCGCAGCATCGTTAAGGGTAATTTGACCGGACTCAGCGTTGAGAGTCACGGCAGTGGCCTTGTTAGTGGCCTGCGTGACAGTACCGCCAGTAGCGGGGCCGACAAGGTTGCCGGCTGTTGCCTCAAAAATGGATGCCATGGTTAGTTACCTCAGTCAAGGTTGCTTGTGTTGGTAACCCGCACGATCCCAATGTTGTTGGTCTCGTACACCTTGGTCCAGTTGCCTACAGTCTCAAGCTGTGCCCGAGTCGGGTTAGAGACAGAAGTAGAGAACTTGGAGCCGATCGGGTGATACACATAATGCAAGTCGATGGACATTGCATCCGATTTCGCTAATATATCGCGATCAGTTTCGGTCTGAAGACCGAGCTGTTCGCCAGAACCGACAGCACCCTGAGTGAACAGATAGGTGGCGTATTCGGTAGAAGAACCGGAGCCAGCAGTCTGCACATCAGCAGACACAATCACACGCAGACCCATGAAGGTAGGAACCTGCACACTGCCAAAAGCAGGAGCGGTAGAACCTTGAGCGGCAGCGGTGTCAGGAGCACCAGTGTTGTCGTAGATCATGTCGATCGCACGACGCTCCATCAGGTCGTAATAGACCTTCGGGTGCATAGCAATCGCGGTGAGCTTCTCACCTTGATCGCCAAGCAGTGACTTGGCTTCGACAATCTGACGAGGTCCAAGAATGGTTGGAGTGTCACCAGTCTCACCATCGACAGCCAGACCTGCATAAGCAGCAG